TTCGTATACGTTCGCTTCTCCTTGCCGCTTTTCTCGTCAAGTGTAGTAAAAGCGAGTCGCCCGGCAAACCATTTATCGGCGGAATCCTCTTCGCTTGTAAATATCTCGCTATAATGTGCGCGGGAAATGTCGGACACTGTAAACTCACCGGAGATAAACGGCGTTACTTCTTCGATTATTCGCGCTTCTGCTTCGGTAAAACTTAGTGCATCGACTAAGTACGGTTCAGTTACCTTCTTTTGCATCCCGTTTTCCATTACTTTCTCGTAGCGAATTTTCGTTAAAAACCAAGTGTTCATAATTTCGTGTTTATTAAAGTGTTTATAAAAGTGTGATTAATCGTGTTGTGTTAGCGTTGTGACGGTACAGCGTGAACGGAATAATTATCTAAGATGCATTTTACAGACACAGAATCATACGGAAATGTTTTATACATAAATGATTCGGTTACTTTAAATCTAAGAGATGTCGAGTTGTCTATTTCGAGACACAAATAACTCGTCCCGTCGCTTTTCAGGTCGGATCGTAATTCTTCATCATTAATAACTAACTCCTTGCCTAATGCGCACTCAATATCCCGATAAGAATCAATAGGAATATTTGTACAGTATTGTTTCAAGTAAGAAAGAATATTCTCTGTTTTAATTAATTTATTCATGCTGCTTTTTTTATTTTATTGGTGATTAACTTCTTTAACTCCTTCCGTATCTTATAAATCTGATTCTTTACCGGAACACTATTTTTCGCTTCCGGCTTTAACGCCTCGATCTGCATCTTTAATTCTAATACCGCTTTTGCCTTATCGACACAATCAAGCAAATCCAGACCGGAACGGATAGATTCGTCTATCATCTCGCTAGCCAACCGGATTCGATCATAGAGTTTCTTTATATTCTCCACGTAATCGGCTCGATTCATTTCGAGTATTCGACCGTCGTTTACATAGCCGTCATAAATGACATAATACAACTTGTCTACGTCTGGGCGACCTAGAAAATGTCCGAGGAATTGCCAATAATATTCGTCTTTTTCGTCGATGGTATTTCCGAACTGCAGCGATTCGATCTTTCCTTGCGACATCGGGCACTTGATCTCACCCAGAGCGATAACTTTCCCGTCAAATCCGTACACATAGAAATCCGGTGAATCTCCGAATCCTTCAAACGGTTCATTGAAAACAATGTCCTTAAAATCGGTTGTACACGACTTGATCTCGTTCATTAACTGGCTCCGTACCCATTCGACCGCTAGCGGTTCGTTTTCATGTCCCCAATCAAACGCCTTGTTACTTCCGTTTTCTCGCATCGTCCCGGTTCTACGCTCGTAGCGAACCGCATACATTGCATCTAGGGAAGTTTTACCGAACGGGCAACCCTTTCCCGCTTTCATTAAATCGGGAAGCGTAGAGGCAGTTATTTTGCCTTGTCTCTTTTCCTTCCATTCGATTTCTTTTTGTTCACTTGATTTCATGTGCTACTAGTTCTTTGATTTGTTCTTTAGTTAGTTTATATTTCGTCTGGACTTGTGCGACCGTAAAGCCACCCGCCAGACCGTCGAGGATATTTTTCCAGATTGCCGATCCTGTCTCAACAGTAGGCAATGAGTTTTCTACTTTCGGAAGAAAAGGACGAATACGAAGCGAATCAACCTTTTCGCCGAAAGCGTCAACTAATACCGCTCCGATTTGGATTTGCTTGTTTATCCATGACTCAAAATTCGGATTTTTGAAAATTTTCGTCAATGTTTTGCAGTTCGTCCGGTTGAGGATCATCGGTTTCACATTCTCGAAGAAATAAGCGACGAAACATTCTTCTTTCTTTCCAGACGCGCCGACTACTTGTTCTTTTTTCGTTTCGCGGATGGTGAGAATTATATCTTTTCCATCCGGTAGGCTGTAAGCGCCTAGATAGTCGTAATTAAATTGAGTTTTCCAATGTGTCATTATCGTGTTGTTTAAAAGTTATCGTTTCCACCCTGATAAAGCGACTCATAACAGCGAGCGCAAACCGTTATTATCTTTGTGCCATGTCTGCCACGTTCGTACGTTTCGACCTCTAATTCTATCTCTTCGCCCGGTTCGATCTCTTCGCCGCAATCTTCGCAAACTAGAGTATCAGCAGGGCACGCGCCAAGAACCGTACAAATTCGGCAATTACCGATACATTGAGGATTCGCCGCCATGTCGTTTCACGTTTAGATAGTTACAGACTAGCACGTAGATAACCGTTATAAATACGATCAATAGTGCGATAATTAATTTGCCCGGCTCCGGCTCGCCTTCTGCAAGGCTGCACGCTGAAAGCATTAAGATAATAGCGGCGGGACTTTGTTTTAGTGTTAACATGGTGTTTGTTTTATACTACCTTATTACTTTGTATGAATCTATCTATACTCGATAAATCGTACCAGATCATTTTTCCAAATTGAGAAAAAGAAATGAGAGCTTTTTCCCGTAACGTTCTCAAAAAATCATCCGAGCATCCTATATAGGATTTTGCTTCGTCTTTACTAAGCCACTTCTTCACTATTGGCTCAACTTTTCCGGTTACTCTAGTTCGTCCCATTGTTCATTATTCAATCGTGTAACAATTAGATTATCTTTATCGGTTTCCGTCGTAAACAGTAGACCTTCGTCATATTTTAGATTTGTACAGGTCGGTCTAACTGAATTTCTTTTAGAACGAGGGAAGGTCATTGTTTCCCCGGGCTGCATCCCCCTTAAAAGGGCAGTTAATTCGTTTCTTTTTCGTCTCATTGTCGTGTATCGTGTTATGTAGCCCCGAAGGGCTACGGATTAATATTAAATAGCTGCTTTCAATCGCTCTATATCTCTTATTAATTTTTCTTGCCTTGCTACTTCATTATCTGCCATTCCGTCAAGCCCGAGACTTGCATACCATTCTGCATTATTAACAGCCTCTTCTAATGCTATTTCTTTTTTCGCAATTAACGCATTAATGATGCTCTTATCACGGCTTTCGATTAATATCTCTAAGGCTGTCTTTCTGGTTAAAGTGCTAGTTGCTTTCATAATCGTATTTATTATGTAGCCCCGAAGGGCTACGGATTAATATTAAATCTTCTGATAACCGAATGAGTTCATAAACTTCTCCGCGCCTTTGAACGTTTTGAAAGTCTTGCTACTAGAAAGTGTACACGCTAAGAATCTTTGTCCGGCTGTTGTATTAATCAAGCTAACACAACATACCGTTTCGCTTCCTGCTTTTTTAAATTCTACGTCTCCGATCATTCCTGCTTTCATAATTCTATACTTTTATTTGTTAGTTCTTGATTGATTGATTAACTTTGATGCGACAAAGATAGGTGACTATACTCTACTATACAAATATTTAGTAGAATATATTCTATTAATTAACCTTTATTAGTAGACGAAAGTATGACTATAAAAGAAAAAATTCAGAAATACATTGATTATAAAGGAGTTAGTGTATATAGATTAGAAGCAGAAGCTGGATTATCTAAGGGATATTGGGGGAAGACCAAAAGTATATCCGCCGATATTGCAATGAAAATTAGTAGAGTATACGGTGACATGTCAACCGAATGGCTTCTGCGAGATAAAGGAGAAATGATTAAAAATGCAGAGCGAGAACAAAAAACAATCGAAATTTCCGAATCTGCAATAAGCAAAACAAAACGAAAAGGAGCATTAATATACGACATAGACGCAACCTGCGGGCTAAGTGGTAGAGATATAGAATTTACAGACGAAAAAGTGATAGGAAGTATAGACGCACCGGAAATCAACCCGGATTCAAAGATTATATTCGCTACGGGTGATAGTATGTTACCGCTAATCGCTTCGGGCGATAGGGTGGTAATTAGAAAAATCGAAAGTTGGGATTATTTCAACTACGGACAAGTGTATTTAATCATAACGAATGAATACAGGCTTATAAAGAGAGTTCGTAGGCATCCTAAAGATGCGGATAATTTAATTCTGCTTCGTAGCGAGAATCCGAATTACGACGATATCGATTTACCGAAACGCGAAATTATTCATCTTTTTATTGTAGAGAATATTTTATCAATCAAAAACATATTATAAATCACTAAAAACAAAACAACATGAAGAAGCTACTATTATTAGCGATATTTTCACTGCTTATTTTGCCTGCAAATTCGCAAAGTAAGTACGAAAAACAATCTAATGAGATCATCGAATTATTCGACTCTATAAAATCGAATTTCACAGAAACGGAAGAAGGAATAAAAATAATCAAAGTTGTAGAACTCCCCAATATAGAAAAAGATAAGATATACATTGCAGCGCTAGAAGCTCTATCTAATATATATAAAGACTCTAAGGAAGTCATACAAAATAAAGACAAGGAGTTAGGAACAATTTTTGGGAAGGGAATCTTTTTCGAAAGTAGCATGTCAACATGGGGTGTATTAACAGAATCTAAATGCGAGCACGCAATCAAAATAGAAGTAAAAGATTATAAATGCCGCATTTCGATACAAACAGACGAAATAGAAAACACTGTAAAAAATGGAGTATCAGGACAAACGATAAGCAAAAATAAATATAAACTAAAATCATTTTTTCCTTTTTGGAAAGAATGTCCGATGAAACATCGAAAGGCTAGTTTCTCAAATATATGGTTCTGTTATGCCCACACTGTAGGGGCGGCAGAAACTTTCGAAAAAGAGATAATGACAATTGCCAATAATAGCGATAAAGATAATTGGTAATGCCAATCTCTAAAATAGTTATCAACCACTAAAACAAATCATCATGGGAACATTTTTCGGCTTCATCGCGGCATTATTCGCCGTACTTCAAATCGTCCTATTCTTCAAAATCTGGGGAATGACGAACGACATTAGAGAAATCAAAGAAAAGTATCTATCCTCGACCGATCCAAAGAAAAGCGTATCGCTCTCCAATAATCAACCGACCGAATTTAGTATAGGCGAATTGGTCGTAGAGATAAAGACGAATAAGCAAATGCGGATCAAAGAGATTACACAGGACGGAAAGTATAGTTGTTATACAGGTGGAGGCGCTTCGCATGAGGGTGACTTTACAGCGTCAGAGATTAAGCATTTTAATTCGTAGAGTCCCAATATAAACATCTTCAAACCATTATCTTAAACATACCATTTTATATTAAAAATAAAATAGAAAAAAGTATCTCATTTTATTTCATCGACAAAAATGTCAGTGAAATATTAGTTATTCTATTCAAAATAGCTATATTTGCATAAAAATGTCGATGAATTATGTATATAAGTAAAATAAACACTTCCCAAGCCCCCATTGATGTCTCGCTTAGGGAGATGCTTGCTAAATTTATTCAAGAGAATGAAATTATTGAATCATCTATTGCCGATGAAATAGGGATCCATAAAGAAACGCTATCTAAATTCCTAGAAGGGAAAGCTGAATTAAAATTTATGCAAGCAATTCGTTTAATGAAGCTATTAGACTTAACTGAAAGCCAATTAGTTTCTGCATATTGCAAAGATATAAATATAGATGAAGCATCTTCATTGGACAAATTTGAGAAGCTATCATATATAATGCAAAACTTTGATGTTCCAACATTAAAAAAAATAGGAATAATCAAAAGCAGAGCGAAAATTGATGAATACGAACAATGTATTTGTGACTTTTTCGGTTTTTCTTCTATATATGAGTACGACGACACATCATTAATGCCAACTTTATTTAGTAAGTCAAAAAAGAAAATCTTACAAGAAAAGGAGGCTAAAATGACTACATTTTGGCTCAAATGTGCTATTAGTTCATTTTCTAAAATAGATAATCCAAATGACTATGATAAAGACTTATTATTCCAACTTCTAAAGCGAGCATCAGAGTTTACGCAAGACGAAGTTAACGGTTACAAAAGATTTGTTTTGGTACTATTTCAATTAGGTATCACCGTGTTAACACAATCTTATGTATCTGGAACTAAATCTTTCGGTGTAACGATGATATTAAATGGGAAGCCATGTATCATAATTACAGATATGAATAAGCAGTATCATAAACTTTGGATTAACTTATTACATGAATTATATCATGTAATAAATGATTTTGAGATGCTTGAAAGCATGGATTATCATCTTTCTAACTCTGAAACACCTGAATTATTATTAAATGAGAATAGAGCGGATCAGTTTGCTTTAGATGTTTTGGTTAATCCTTCTGTACAAAGTAAACTCCGGAAAATTATATCATTCCCATTTAAAGTACATCTTTTAGCAAAAGAATTAAATATATCTCCATCAATAATATACGGAGTCTATTTAGAGTCTTTGCCAAATGGAAGATTAAAAGCTCAAGAATTTGCTAAATATAACAATGGTGATAATTTAATATCTTCTGATATTGCTACACGAAATATACTATTCGATGCAGTGGAAAAAAGATCATTAGAAAATGCTATTGAGAAAATGAAAACTGAATTATTTAAAAGAGCAATCTAAATAAATTAACATTATGGAATTACCAAAGAAAAAATTAGAAGATCTAATCAGTGCTGCAGATAAAATTATTGAAGCAAATAATCAAACACAAGAAGATTTGTTCGGACAAGTAAAGAACCCCAATGCAATAAGCGAAATATTAGATATACCACTACAGGATCCTAAAAGATCATATACCCTTTATTATCAAAATATTCAAAAATTTCTTGGTGATTTTTTACCAAAAGATAATGATATAAGTAAAACTATTAGAGAGTTAATTTGCATTTTACTTGCACATAAAGAATTATCAGGCATCACGTACGGCACTCGTGAAGCGGATTCTCGTATGGCTACAACAACAGATATGGAAAATCTAATAGATGTTCTTTCGGAGTGGTCGGAAACACCTACTGATTATTTTAAACTTGCCAATATTCTTTTGAAAAAAAATAAAGAACTGGGGTATATCCCAGAAGAGCGTGAAATAAAAGATTATTTGAAGTAGTTCAAGTAAACGGGTACATAATTTTGTTTTCCTGTTTTGATATACTCTAAAAGGATTTCAGTAAGTTCAAATAAGTATATACTATCTGTATTTTGAAAGCCTATGGTTCGAGGCTGTTCTTTGTGAGTAATGATTTGAATAGCTTGCTTTAAGCAAAATGCTCTTAGTTCTTCATCTGTCATAATAGTACT